AGTATTTTTATAATAACAATCATGATTACCAATAATCATATGAACATTACAATTTTTGAGTCTATCAAATACAACTCTCTTTGACCACTCAAGACTTTGATAATCAATTGACTTCCGACTATCGAAGGCATCACCCATATGAATAACGGTATCTATTCCTTCTGCTTCTAGAGTAGGAAAAAACACATCATCATAGAACTTCTCAAAATGATCATGCAGGTGCTTAGATCCCTTCCTTGCACCATAATGAGTATCTGTTATTATCGCAACCTTCATCGGTTCTTATATTGGATAGCGTCTTTGATACTATTATACTCTGAACTATGCCCAGAAAGCAAGCTATCATCAACAACCATAACTTCGTCAAACCCAGTCTTCTCAATAATCTTAGTTTTTATTTCCAACTGCTTCTTCTCCTTCTGGATGCGTCTCAGGAAAGCATAATGAATAATCTGTGTAAAGTATGCGAAAGGATTCGTAGACCTTGCTGGGTCGAAATTATGAATGTATTGGACGCAATTTTCTATCCCATCAGAAATCATATCTTCACGAAACATGTAATTTACAAAATTAGGTTTGTATGAGAGGTGTGTCGCAATCTTAAGAAAACACTCACCAAGATAGTTTGGAATACGTGGTTTACCTTCCCATCTCTTTCCTCTTTCCTGTTTCGGAAACTCAGTGAGGTCTTTATTGAAAGTCTTCATATATGACTTTTCTACCTTGGTTCGATAGACAATCATTGCCTCTAACAATTCTTTATTATTTACATAGTGTTCAGATTTCTTTTTGGGCATAATCCATTACTCTTTAAAGTATAAGTTCTCTTAATTATACCACACTTTACAAGGGCTTGACAGAACCCTTGATTATCAGTAGAATACCTTTGTTAGGGTTAAAGAGGAGGGCTTAGCTCTCTTTAGTATCTTCAAGTTTAAAGATATTCTCTAGAGTTTTTCTTGCTTCTTCTACCGTTGATAAGTACCCCATCTTTCTAGAAGGAGTAATTTTACCTGCAGGTTTTTCATTAGAGGAAGATTGAGGACTGTAAATATCCATATCATCTTCATCTTCAATATAGTTAGTATATATTTCAATCATTCTTTTATCATGAGTCTCTGTCATAGTAAGAATTTTATCAGGTCTTATGATAAAGAAATCATCAGATGCTAATTCCATCCACGATTTAACTTTAACATGCATTCCATGCTGAGAATGTAAAAGTTTCATTGTGATTGGATTTTGCATCACAATCAAAGGATCTCCATCATTCTCATCTACTGAGACAAGTGATAATATTTCTTCTCCAGATATCAATTTTATAATTGCGTAAAATTCATCTCCCATTAGTTCTTTAGCGGTATGTTTACAATATCATAATTAAAATTTTCTTCGTTATAAACTTTAATTCTTTCGATTAGATGGTTAAGGGTATAGTTCCTCCTGGATTTGTAGGATATGTCGTCAGCAATGTCATACAGAGTTGCCTTGGTCTTGTTATTACCTTTCCTAAGCACCCTTCCAATAGACTGGAGATTCCGAATTCTAGATTTGGATGGAGAAGCAAAAATGACATTGTGGAGATTTTTGATATTAATTCCTGTACTGAATGTTCCGTATGATGCAACAATAATCGCATTATTCTCTTGTTCAGTAATCTCCCTTACTTGTTCTCGATCCTTTGTATCTACTCCACCATGGACAAAAAATACTTGTCTTTCATCAACCGTATTATTATTTATCATGTGATATAGTGGCTCACCATGACCCTCAACTCTTGCAAAAAGAACCAAAGTATTTCCTTTGAGATCTAATGCAAGATTTCTTATGAACTTATTTCTGCGTTCATGATTGATAATATACTGAACTTCTTCTTCAAAGTTTTCAAACTTATGTGCTGGGTGCTTCAGTAGAAGTACATTGATATCCAGTTTAGCAACATGACCCTTCGCCATTAACTCTTCGGTACGAATGATTTTGTACGAAGCTCCAAACAATCCCTCAAGAACCCATTTATGAGTTTGTGTTCCATCAAGTGTTCCGGTAAAACCAAAACGATATTTTGCATCAGCAAGTTTAGACATTATAGATATTAATGACTTTGATTTAAACTGGTGTGCTTCGTCTCCGATAACTACATTAAATCGTTCAAAATATTTTCGGGGGAGTTTGTAAATAGACTGCCAGGTAGTAATAATAACTTGAGAATCCGTTTCTCTTTCCTTTCCCGCATAGATCTTGTGACAATATGAACCTACATCCCAACCATAGTCTGCAAAGTCTTTATACATCTGCTCTACTAGCGAAGTCGTCGGAACGACTATCAGAATATTTTGTTTCTTCTCAACGTAATATCTCACAAGAGAATATATCATCAGAGACTTTCCAGAAGCAGTTGGGGATATCAACAACTTTCTATTATGTTTTAAAGCGTCGTATACTCCCTCAACTTGGTAATCTCTCGGAGAATACTTACAAATAGCATTCATATAATCTTTTACACCTTCCTTTGAGATAAAGTCATTCGTCTCAAAAGGAAGACCATAATACTTATTATCTACAAACTCATAAGTATATCCATGGTCATCACAAAACTTTGTAACCTTGTCTAACAACCCAACATAAATCTCTCCGGTTTGGGTATTAAATAATCTTATCTTTCCATCCCAGTATTTACTACGATACGAGGACATAAACTTTGCACCAGGAACCTCAAAGGTAAACTGGTCTGATAATTCGTAGTATACGTGAGGTTCTGCCTTAACCTGCAAATATACTTCATTCTTTTTTGATATAATCAAATGAGACATAACTCATAGGTTCACCTATAAGTATTTAGTTCATGCTGTCAAACTGATGTTCTAAAATAAGTCGATAAAAATTATCTCTCATCGCAATTAAGTTTAGTTGTTCTTGTGGTTCTCCACCAGACCATTTTTGAACTGCTTGTTTAAGACCTTCATGAATGAGACGGATGCCATGAATATTTACTTCAATATTATAATAGTTTCCTTCTTCTTGGTGCATTAGTTGAATCCTGATTGGAATTTGTGCCAGTCTATTGCATTCTTAATTTGGAAAGTTCTATTCGAAACTGTTTTAATAATTTCTTCTAAGAACTTGAGCATCACATCATAATAACGAATTTTGAGATCAATAGTATTTAACTTCTCATCGGCATCCATATACCTCTGTAATGCCTCTTTATCTCTAACTTTGTATGGGAATGGTTCTTCTGCATAAACCTCTGCTGTTGCCTTTCCTGTGTAGTAGTTATATCGTTCCAATTTTATACGATTATAAGTTCCTCTTGCCTTCTCTCTTAAAAGAGTGATGGTATTATATAAAGTATAATATTTTGAATGGAGTTGTGGAATTTTTAATGATTCATCATGTAGGTTATCAGGGTCGATTTGAGAATCTTTTTCCCACATCTCCTGAATTTGATCAAGGTTCATAGAGGTGTTCTGTTATCAGCAGCTAATACATTGTACACAGTATACTTGAAAGTGACCTCTGCTGTAAAGTAGTTGATATCCGTATCACCTGCTTCAAAATCTAAAGAAGTCAAATATACTGGAAATAAATCTTTAAATTTTACAATAGCGACATCTCTAAAGTTACTATTTAAAATGTGAAGACTTCCATCACTAAATTGTTGTTTTAAATCTCTTACTCCATTAGCATCTGTTGTTAAATCTTTAAACTCTTGTGCCGTCTCTGGAGAACCTAAACCTGTCATCCAATTATGAATTGCCATATAGTTGACCATATTTTCGTCAACTAAAAATCTTAAGGAAAAATCTCCATAAGTAAGTTTATCACCAGGAATATCAATATCCTTAAGATAGGTTGGTTGAACTGCTGTTCCTAAACTTATATTGGGAATGCTAGCAGAGTTTGAAAAAAAATCAACCTTTGGTTCTTTTGCTAATGTAAATTTAAAACCAACAGGTGATAAAAAATTTCTATTTCCTATCTGCTTACCAAATGCCGTCGCCATTGTTTTATTTGTATTTAGATAAAAAAAGAGGGTCCGAAGACCCTCTGTAAAAAATATGTGAACCGTGGATCACATGAGGTTTTGAACTTTGACTCTTCTGTAGTAACGGTTTTTGTTGGTTTGGAGTCTTCCCAAACTCTCAGTAGTTCCTTCTGCGAAGGGGTTAGAAACGATACCGTAACGAGTCTTGAATCCGATTTTGGGCTGGAAGGTGTTCTCTCCAACTGCACGAACCATCTGAAGAGGAACGTAAGGGCAGTAGAACAGACCTGCGTCATAAGGTGAAGAACCTTTATAACCAGCAACATAGTACTGATCAGCAGAAACGTTTGCAGAATAAGGATCGATGTAGACCTTATACTTACCAGCAAGTACACCTGCGAAGGTGTTACCGGTGTCATCAACGTTCAGGTTTGCATTGAGTGCAGGGGTGTAATCAAGTACACCAGCCATGGTCAGTGCGGAAGCAACGTCTGCGGAACACAGAATCATGTTGCCCTTTCCTCTACGAGTTCTTTGTGCGATTGCGTTCGCATCTCTCTCGATTTGGAAAATAAGACCTTTGAACTTCTCAACAGACCAACGACCGTTGGAGTCAACGTCAAGGTCGAAAGTACCGGCAGTAGCAACGTTTGCTTGAGCACCGGGTTCAGCAACCTTATAGATGGTTCTGATGACTTCTCTGTTGATTTCCGCAAGGATTTCAGTGGAGAGAATGTTGGCAAGTTCTGCCTCGGCATTCAAACCGTGGATTGCCTTGAGGTCTTGTGCCAGTTCCAGAGAATACTCTGCTTTCAGAGCACGGGACTTAGCAGTAACGGTGACTTTCTCAATCGAGAATGCCATCTCGTTGAATGTCTGACCATCTCCAAGGCTTTCGGACATCGATGTGTCCATGCCCTGACCAACGCCATAAGCACCTTGGGTTTGAGCAGTTGGACTCAGAAGACCTGGATTGGAAGGATTACTTCCAGCAGCTTGTAAACCAGTAATTCCTAAACCAACGTTTGCTTCCTGACCAGCAACATATGGAGTAGCACTTCCGATTCCACTGTTAGAGAATCCAGTATCTGCTTCGTCGAACAATGCTTCGGTACCACCCTGGGTGCTGAAGCGTGAACGCATTGCGAAGATTAGTCCAGTAGGACCGTTCATCGGTTGAACACCTGCGAGGTCATATGCGACCAAGTTAGGCATTGCGCGTCTGATCAATGAGATCAGAACAGGATCGAAATTATCGATACTGGAACCGGTTGAGTTAGTAGGAGCTTCGGAAAGGAATTCCTTTTCTTCTCTGATTGTTCTTTCTTGATTCTCCAGAAGAACTGCGGTAACCATTCTCTTATGAGCATCATTGATGCCTCCGAGACCCTCATGGTTGAGGATAGGTGCCCACTTCTCCTGAAGGTGTTCAGCATTGAAACCTTGCATTTGAATTTACCTTGTTAAAAATTTTAGTTTGATTTATAATTAAAAAATCACTTTTTAGAAACTCTGGTCAGAGTGTCGAGATAGGATTCCATTAGACCAGTAACTGGTTGTGCAATGGACTCTGAACTCTCGGAGATATTCTCTGAAGTGTCTCTTTGAGCACCAGCATTTTCTGGGAAATATGAATTTCTCAGGGTTGCTAGTTTCTCACGATAGTTGTCTTCACTATCAAACTCAACATTTTCGGCAAGAGAAGCGAGTTTATCCTTCTGGGAAAGTGCTAGACCTTCGCAGACCTCGGAGAAGATTACATCAGCAACCGACTCAGCTAATCTTTGATTAAGAGCAACATTAGATTTAATTTGCTCGTTGAGTTTATCTTCCATTTCATCTAATTTCTCTACCATTGCGGTAGTTACATCATATTTTTCTTCAGGGATGTTTACATAATGTTCTTCAAAAAGACTTCTCATTCCAGTCAGGAATGATTCTGTCATTTCTGCCTTGAGACCTTGCTCAATTGCGAGTTGATTTTCAGAAATCCACTCTTCGGCAACATACTCAAGGTATGCATCAACTCTACTAGTTAGTTCTTCCTTAATAACGGAAACTTCTTCTTCGAGAGTTGTTTCGTATTGTGCCTTCAGTTCTTCTTGAACTTCGGCAACTTTTGTTTTGATAGCAGCTTCAAAAATGGTACGTGCTTTCTCTTGGAATTCTTCAGAAAGTTCTTCACCAGCAAGCAGTGCTTCAACATCTTCTTCGATGTTATATTCTGCTTGGATGACTTCCTCTTCAGATACAACTTCTTCTTCAGAAGTTTCTTCCTCAGAAACTACATCTTCAGCAGATGCGGTGGTCTCTTCTTCTTCGACTACTTCACCTTCGACTTGCTCCTCTTCCTTCATACCACTAGGCATGGGTTCGGCAGGTTTTGCTCCCCTGTTCACAATGTCTTTGACAGTTGCGATTTTGGGTTCTGCGAGTTTAGCAGAGTTGTCGTCTACTTTATAGTTTTCTGGAGTAGGGCCACCGAGATCTTCGTAACTACCAGTTTGACCAGGGGTCGAAACACCAGAAGCATTGCTTCCGGATTTTGGCATTACCTCAGATGCAGCAGCTCCTTTAGTTACTACGTTTTCCATTTCTTGTAAATTGCTACCAACGGACATTTGATTGTATTAGATTTTTATACTAATATATTTATTTATAATTTAAAGATTTGATAAGAATTCGTTGAACAAGTTTAACTTATGTTCTTCGAGAACTTTTTGGTCAACAAGAGTGTTAATTCTCTTCTGAGTTCTTTCTGCGAGTTGCTCACGAAGAATTCCTCCTTCCCAAACCCACTCTTTTCCTTCCATAATTCCTGATA